TAATTATTCTATTTATATTTTTATAATAATTAAATTCAGTAGTTGCCCCAATATTCTTTATATAATGTTTCAAAATCACAAATGCCTTCTTGGTGTAATTTATATATAATAGCGGTTTGTGTTCTTCCGTGTTTATCCGCAATATTATCAATTGACATATTCAATAGCTCGTATTCTCTTTGTAATTGTAAACATTCATTTATACTCCATGGTTTTCCTCTTCTTAAAGACATACTTCTTTGAAAATTTTGTTTTGATTTACGTTCTTCTTCAGTGAATGGATTTCCAGACATATATTTATTTATTGATTTGTTTTTAATATCATTTTTCTGAACTTTTTTACATCTTTGGACATTTCACACGTTAGAAAAACGTCTAAATTATTTATCATTAAATTTAAAAATTGAAATTAAATTATTTCAATTTATAAATTACAAAAGCAAATAAAAATGACTGAATTATTATTTCTTGAAGATAATATTATTAATATTCAATATATTATTGCGATTGAAAAATCATATAAAAATGAATATTTTGATAGACCTGCTTATAAAATTACGTTAAATATAGAAAATTATAGAACGTGTCCAATAACACAAGATACAAAGTTGTTTAACACAAAAGAAATATGGTTTTTTGAAGGCAGCAACAATTATTTGGCTATAAAAGACTTTATTGAAAATAAAAGAAAAATACAAAACTATAATAAATGATTATAAAGCAAAAATAGGCGTTTCCTAACGTGTGAAATTTCCAAAGGTGTAAAAAACGGAATTTATAATTCTTCATTGAAATATATTTTTCTATAATTTTGAACTTGGTCATCTTTTATAATATGTGTTTTATAAAATTCTTTTGATGTTTTATCCTGTAACATGTGAATAATAAAAAATAAACTATATATTCCACATTCTGTATTTTTATATTGATGTTCTACTCCATTATTGCTTTCAAATTTAAAATTAATTTTTGGGTTTAACCTTTTACCTTGGTCTATTATTCTATTTACTAAAGTCATTATTTCTTGACATGGCTTGGTGCCTACGCTATCAAAGAAAAAAATTATTTTCTTTTTTACATCAATAAATAAGCTTATCCAATGTGACCCTGATTTATTATGCGGGTCTGTATTAAAAATTATGCCTATTTTTGTTTTTCCTTTTTTTATATGCGATGCTAAACTAAAATTACACAATTCATTCCATACACACTCGCCATATGATAATTTTTTATCAAAATCTATAGGAGATGGACCTAAAAATTCAAAACATTTATATGCTTTTTTATATTGGTTCATAACCTTATCTATATCTAGACTTGACAACCATTCATTAGGATTTTTTTTCCATTCTTCAGGCGATAAAGGAGCAAATGAATCTTTAATATCTTCACTTATTTCACCAAAATCTTTGCTTTGTTTTAACCAACAAGATTCTGTTTTACACACATTATTCAAATATAAAGTTAATTTAGAGTGAATTTCTTTTGTGTCATTTGTTTTTATTAATTTATCAGGATGCTTTTTGTTCCATTTATCTCTTAATTTATATAATGAATTATTTGAATAACAAGTAAAATTATTGTAATCTTTTTTTGTTTTTGGACTACATCTTAATTTTTTAAATTTAAATGTTTTATAATCATGTTTTTTAGTATGATTATTCATACTTTTTTTTATTTTATTTTTCAAGTTTTTCGATTTCAATAATCTGTTTTTTTGTGTCCTCGTCATAATTATTATTGATATTTTTCTTTTTATTTACGCCTTTAATTTTTAAATTAGGGTCTTTTAGATTTATTTGTTTTTGTTGAGGAATTATCAATTCTTCCGGTTGCTTCGTCATTTTTATTTTTATAAAATTGTCTAATTTATTTGTTGACATTTTTACTGAACGCACTAATAATTTTTCATTTTCTTCTTTTAAAAATTGCGCTGTTTCACTTGGTTCATTTTCTTCCTTAATTTCTTCCTTAACTTCTTCATTAATGTTATTGTAATCTTCTTGGATTATATCATTCCTATCTAATAACTTAAAATAATTTATACACGATTTTACATAATTGTCGAAAGCAAATTTTATATCCGTCAATACATTTATTTCATCTTCTTCTTTGTATAATAAATCTTTTGATAAACTTAAAATTCGTTTTCTATAAAATTTTTTATCTTTTCTATTTATTTTTTTATCTTTTGTATTTGTTAAATGAATTTTATAATGTTTTTTATTAATTAAAAAATCTAAAGATGCTTGATTTAAAAATTCATTTGCTTCCAATTCCGTTTTAGATTTTTCTTCTATTTCTAATATTGATGGCGTTTCTTCTAACATTATAGTATTTTAAAGAAAATAATAATATAATATTACCTTAATATCTTATTTTTTGTCACCAATTTCTTTAACTTGTGTTCTTGTTGAATTATAAAATATACCAGAGCCTACTATTTTATTGTCTGGATTTGGATTAAAATCGCAAAAATGCTCTTTTTGGAATAATAAAGAATGCGCTTGCGATTGTTTTGCATTATTAGGAGTATATGAATATTTATACAAGTCACTGTTACTATTTGGTACATAAACAGATTGTTCACATTTTTGTAAAGCAAAAATTTGGTTTCTCAATTCAGATTCTAAATTTACGTTGGAAGCAAACCCAGACCATGGCGATGTTGTATTTCCTGGATTAAATACTAATTGAGAATTATATGTTGGCATTTGTTCTAATTTTACATGTAACTCTTTTCTTGGGTCAACAATAGGAAAATGAGAATATTTTGTCATTACGGGACGAACATCCAAATATGGCTGAAGCATTTGTGATGGAATATTTCTATCATATATTCTAGTATTTGTTTGTTCGTGTATTTTTGAAACGCAAGTAACTTCTTGATTATTCATTATAATTAATATAGATATATAATATTTTATTTTATATAAAACACATATAAAGATTAATATAAGTATAATATAAATATGTGTGGCATTTTTTCACTTCTTAATACTGGAGGTTTGTCTAATGAAATTATTACAAACCAATTTGAAAAAGGCAAAAATAGAGGTCCTGAGTCTTCTAAATTAGTTCCTTTTTTAAATTTTAATTTTTATCTTGGATTTCATAGATTAGCTATTAATGGATTAAATGAAAAATCTAATCAGCCTATATCAATAAATAACGTTTTCTTAATTTGTAATGGTGAAATTTATAATTATAAAAATTTGTATAATTTAATGGAAATTGAACCAGAAACAGATTCTGACTGTGAAGTTATTGCCCATCTTTATTTAAAATACGGTATAGAACAAACATTACAAATGCTTGATGGCGTTTTCGCATTTGTTTTGTATGATTCTGTTAATGAAAAAATTTTTGTAGCAAGAGACCCTTACGGTGTTAGACCATTATATCAATTATCTAATTTAAATAATTATTGTCTAATTGGATTCGCATCTGAATTAAAATGTCTTAATGAGTTCACACTTATTGATAAGGCAACAAATAATTATATACAAGAAAATACAACTAACGATAAAAATCAAATAATCCAATTTACACCTGGAACTTATAGCATTTTAAGTTATAAAAATCATATTTGGACTACTATCAAACAAAACATTCCTTATTTTATTCCAACATTTTCATCTTCATTTCCAAGCAATAAATTTAATTGGTCTAGTTATTTTGAAAATATTGCTGATAATTTAATAAAATCAGTTGACAAAAGATGTTTAACAACAGAAAGACCTATTGCGTGTCTACTGTCTGGAGGGCTTGATAGCAGTCTTATTGCTGCTCTTGTTAATGAATTTTATAAATCTAAATGTACAGATAAAAAGCTTGAAACGTATAGCATCGGTCTAGCAGGGTCTGAAGACCTTAAATATGCCCGCATTGTGGCTAATTATTTAGACACAAACCACACTGAAATTATTGTTACTGAAAAAGAAATGTTTGATGCTATTCCTGAAGTAATATATGCCATTGAAAGTTATGATACTACTACTGTTAGAGCTAGTATTGGTAATTATTTATTAGGCAAATATATTTCTAAAAATAGTGATGCTAAAGTTATATTTAATGGTGATGGCTCTGATGAATTAGCAGGAGGTTATCTTTATATGCGAAACTGTCCTGATTCAATTGAATTTGACAAAGAAACTAGAAGATTACTAAAGGACATTCATCTATTTGATGTATTAAGGTCTGACAAATCTATATCTTCGCATGGCCTTGAACCAAGAACACCGTTTTTAGATAGAAATTTTGTTAACTATTATCTATCTATTCCATCCTATGCTAGGAATTATTCTAATTTTTCTCAGTGTGAAAAATATTTAATCAGA